CCCGTATTTTGTTGTCGTAGTCCGTGAAACTCGGACACCGGGGGTGGTTCCCCGAAGGCGCTTTGAAGCAAGACGTGAGTAGACGTTGTTGCTATGTCTAGTGTAGTCATCCTACATGGTTGCAATAGATCCAAAGCGTACAAACTTTGAGCGCCAAGGTGCGCACTTTTGTCATGATTGTGCCGCGCCGACATGACGAAGTGTGCTCCAAAAAACCAAAACCAAAGACCAAACCCCAGCAATGGATGCCGGAGAAAGCCTATCCGGTATACTTAGGTAATGCTAGAGAACTAGCCCCTCATTTACAGGGTAACAGAAAAGTGCTTGGTTAAGACCTCCAAGTGACTAATAGGTTGTCCGGCGCAAGCCGGACGAGTCTTCGTCAGACTTTAAAAAGACGTATGGTTTATGAATACTTACCAGAAAGGTTGGCTCTATCGTCCTGAGTCGCCACCGCCGAGCGGTAATGAATGTATGTGCAAGGATCACAATCCTGGCTCGATTACAACTGACCTATCGTAGTTGTTGATACCAGAGTATGCACCAAGATCCCGTACGAGGAATGTGGATTCGGACCTCGTAAGGAAAATTAATGTGCAGAAAGAAAAGTGGATACAGTTGCGTGAACCCTACCTATGGAGTCCAAGGTATGGGTTAACGGAATGTTAAGATCTAAACGCGAAGATCCCGCAGAAGCGAGATAGATCGAGCAAGCGTACCCTAACACCCCATGTTGAACGCAGAAGAAATTTTGAGAAGAACCCGGAACGTTGTGTTTCTGCCTGAATCGGTGTACGAAGGTACATTGGTTCAGTGTTTTGAAACCGAAAAGCTGCCCGTTTATTACGCTTACGGTCGTGGGGCGCCCAAGATAGGGCGTCTCGTGACGTTTGTGTTTGAGAACGAGTTGGCTATTGTCGCAAGGAGTGTCACGCCTGCTGACCATGCATTGGTCAGTTGGGTTGTGTGCACGAATTGCATCGAACTGTTCTATTCATGTGGTTGCCACGATTTTCGTGGCGATCCCGATGGATGGGAAATTGTTGGACGAGGAGAAGGACGCGGTCGGAACCGCGTTTTTATCCTCAGTAGGAGAGATCGTTTTGAGCTGCAGTCTAATATTGTTGCATTTGATGACCCGCTTCCGAAAGCTGTTAAGCTGATGGAGGATGTAGGTGCGTTGATGTATCAGTGGCAGGCGTCGCGGTGCACGGACGACGTCG